CTGATGCAAAGCGCGAAAGGGCTTGGCCCGGTAGTTCAGTTGGTTAGAACGCTAGCCTGTCACGCTAGAGGTCGTCAGTTCGAGCCTGATCCGGGTCGCCACATGCTGTTATAGCTCAGTCGGTAGAGCGCATCCTTGGTAAGGATGAGGTCGGCAGTTCGAATCTGCCTAACAGCTCCATAGCAAAGCCCACAGCACGTTAGCTACTGTGGGCTTTTTACATAGGGGCATAGCTCAGTTGGTAGAGCAGCGGTCTCCAAAACCGCGTGCCGAGGGTTCGAATCCTTCTACCCCTGCCATCTATATGCGAAACGATTACAGTCCTTGATTACGGCTTGATTGCCGCAGAACTATCGATCGTGCGCTAAAAAGGGAAAGGGCCACTAGGCGCAATGCCTAGTGGCCCTTTTCGGCTTACTTGCTCGCCTGCTTAATGATCTGATCTGCGCCGGTCGCCGCAAGACCGGACACAATCCCGACTGCAAGCGCCGTCAGCGGGTCGCCCGCCGGAAAGTCAGGAACCGACAGATACATAGCTGCAAGGCCAAGCACGCCGCCCAGAGCGCCGCACAGTGTCGGCAGCCACTTGTTGGCAAGCGGGGTCTGCTTGATGGCAGTTGCGGCCAGATAGCAGATGACAGTGATGCAAGCCACGCTTGCGATGCCAAAAGATGCAAAATCCATAAAAATCTCCTTTACTCGTTTTTGATTGGCAGCGACTTAGCACGGTTGTACAGCTCCGTATCCCTGCCGTTTTCGCCCATCAGCCAGTCCAGCTGCTCATCGGTGATGTTGGGGATCTGCTTCTTTACGTCTTCGCGTTTCATGTTGTGTCCTTTCTGCCTGCGCTTTTATTTACGCGGGTCGCATCCGCTTTGGCTGTACAGTTTTACGCCATGCCGGGCATGTTTTGGGGAATAAATGGGTATAAAAAGTGCCCGCTTGCCCCTCATGCAGGGCAGGCAGGCATAAAAATACCACGGTGCAGAATTTGCATCGTGGTTTCAACAAATGTTGGCGCGGCCATTACGGCACAATTTCCACGCCGTGTAAAACGTCCGTGTAAAAACACAGCCGGTACTGATGCGGGCAGATGTAATTCACCTTGAACCGTTCCGGGCTGGTCACTTCAATCAGCACGGCCAGCATCAAAACAAGCAGCTCCTTCATTGCGTTCTCCTAAAAATGAGCATGAAAAAACCACGGTGCGTGTGCATCGTGGTTCAAGTTGCATTATTTTTGTGTTGTTTCGGTTTGTTTTTGTCGTTCTTCGCGGAGTTTCTTGCCTTCCTCATATGCTTTCTCAATATAAGCCCAGCCTTCTTCCCAAGAGAGCTTATCTCCGTCCAACATATGGCATCAACTCCTTCCTATACCGTAAGCATAGCCGTTTTTCAAGAAGTTGTCAATAACATCATCCCATTCCTTTTCCGCTGCACCGCGATATTTGCGCAGTTCTGCAAAAGCAGCATCGTAATCAAAGCGGGATGTTTTGGAAATCGTCCAGACTTTACCTTGATTTGTAACGATTGACATTGTGCCGACGGAATCGTTTTTTAAAAAGACTGCAACATCTTGCAGGGAAAAGTAACTTTGCCCGGGGTGATTATGGCAAAACATAATGCTTCCGGGGGATTTGCTTCTAAGCCAATGATAAGATGCAGCATCTTTTTCAATGTCAATTGCAGCCTGATCGCCTTTAACAAAGGGAAGCTTTTCATTCGCGGTCAGATCCAGCAGGCAGGCAACCTCATTGCTGTCGTTCTGCTTCTGGGCAAACCGAAGCAGCTCCCTGTGGGTTTCCTGTATAAAAAGAGCCGTCTGGTGATCTGCTCCATTTGGAGCAACCAGCGGCACTTTCTGAATCGCCTGATCTGTGATGAAAACTTTTTGCCCACGGTTTTTCTGTCGCAACTGATACGCTGCCCGCTTCTGGGCGTTGATAGCATCCTTCCGGGCGGCATAGTCGATGCGGCGCATGGCGTTCACATCGCTGCCCGCTGCCCGGTACTGCCGGAGATATTTCTCCGGGTCATAGCCTGCCACAGTGGTGCTGTGGTCAAACCGGATGGCAAACTCACAATCACAGTTGGCGTGGATGTGTTCTGCGTGGCCGCCTTTCAGCACCTTGCTGCTGGCTTTCTGCCAGCCGTTGCTTGCCAGCGTGATGCAGAACGGGCAGGTATCGCCGTGCGGCGCCCAGGCCCACTCGGCCCCGTCGCGGACAGCGTTTTTCAGGGTGGTATCGGCCCCGGCACGCTTGACCAGGCGGCTGACGCCGTTGGGGTATGCGGTGGATAAAACCACCGGCCAGTATGTTATTGTTCCGCGGGAAGCGGAGGCGGTACAGCTGATTTTTAACCTGTACCAGCAGGGGGCAGGATATACGGAAATCATTGATCGAAAAACTGCTGTGCTTTTTGTTTGCGGTTCGATTCGTTAAAATCCGAAGGGTTTCAAGGAGAATACGTTGGAGAAAATTATCGTAATGGCACCCGACCATGAACTGTGGGATGGGACCATCGCTTTTGCAGCAGGCTGCCCATGGAAAGCAGCAGCATTTTTGGGGCAGAGAAGATGGAGCCAAACGATTTTGAAAATAACGAAAGAGCTCTTGTGGCCTTGCGCGATGATGACGCGGCGGCTTTCTGCACATTTACCAATCGGGATGAAATGCCAAGAGAATATGGTTGTGGGCCTTTGATAGGTTTTTTGTTTGTTGCCGAAAAATACAGGGGGAACCGGCTGTCTGAACAAATGGTGAACGCGGCCTGCAACGTGGCGAAGGAACAGGGCTTTTCAGCGATTTATCTCATGAGCGGGGAAGTGGGGCTGTATGGAAAATATAGCTTTACCAAAGTCGGAGATTATAAAACGATGTACGGCTCTGTTAACCAGCTTTTTTCCAAAACGCTGTAACAAAAAATGCTGTAGTCGGGAAAGAGCAACTGCAAATTAACGCTGCGGCATGGCCGTGGTCAGCAGAGGAAAGCACAAGAGCACCCGCCCAAAACTTTATTGACGCTGATGCGCGAAACACAAGAAAAATGGCAAAAAAATCAAAAAAGTGCTTGACAGTTGGGGTATAATCCAGTATAATCAATCATGTTGCAGCGGTCAGGTAACGCCTGATGCAAAGCGCGAAAGGGCTTGGCCCGGTAGTTCAGTTGGTTAGAACGCTAGCCTGTCACGCTAGAGGTCGTCAGTTCGAGCCTGATCCGGGTCGC